CCAGATCATTCCAGATTCACCCTTTGATAAACCTGATACGATCCAATTCGATGCAGATTGATACCGAACCAAGCCAGAGCCAACGAGGGGTCGGGCTAATTGGCAGTACCGAGCCTAGAATCCACACACCTTTACTCAAAACTAAATCTAAAGCGCAAGAAGTTGCGGATTTAGCCGAGAAAATAGGCATGCCATTAATACCCTGGCAACGTTGGGTATTAGAAGATTTGTTATCTATTGATGATAATGATATGTGGGTGAAGAAGACAGGACTCATTTTAGTTAGCAGGCAATCTGGGAAGACTCATTTAGCTCGTATGCTGATCCTGGCTCATTTATTCTTATGGAATAGCAAAAACGTTTTAGGTATGTCTTCTAACCGAAACATGGCTTTAGATACATTTAGAAATGTGGCTTACACAATAGAAGATAATCAATTCTTGAAAGATCAAGTAAGACAGATCCGCCTGGCTAATGGACAAGAATCTATTAGCTTACTTAATGGCGCAAGGTATGAAATTGCAGCGGCCACTAGAGATGCACCACGTGGTAAAACTGCTGATTTCTTATATCTCGATGAGTTACGTGAATGGAGCGAGGAAGCCTTTACAGCTGCACTTCCAGTAACACGTGCAAGGCCAAACTCAATGACTCTAATGACAAGTAACGCAGGCGATGGTTTTAGTACAGTGCTTAATGATTTAAGAGAGCGATCTTTGTCTTATCCGCCACAAACTTTGGGTTATTATGAATGGTCAGCGCCACAGCACTGCAAAATACATGATCGCAAAGCCTGGGCTATGGCAAACCCCGCACTAGGGTATTTAGTAACTGAGCAAACATTAGAGGAAGCTGTAAACACCAACAGCATAGAAGCTACACGTACCGAAATGTTATGTCAGTGGGTAGATAGTACTGTCAGCCCCTGGGTATATGGATCTATTGAAGCATGCAGTGATTCCACACTTGAAATACCTGTTGGGCCAATGACAATAATGGCGTTTGATATTGCACCTACTAGAAGATCAGGTGCTTTGGTTATGGGTCAGATGAAAGATGGGAAAATAGCCGTTGGCCTAGCTCAATTATGGCAAAGTGATATTGCTATTGATGAGGTTAAGATGGCAAGTGATATAAATGAATGGGCTAGAAAATACCATCCACACATGATCTGCTATGACAAATATGCAACGCAATCTATTGCAACAAGACTTGAACAAAGTGGCTGGAGAATCCAAGATGTATCAGGCCAAGCGTTTTACCAGGCATGCAGTGATTTATCCGATGCCCTGGCTAATGGCAGATTAGTGCATTCAGGTCAGGCAGATTTAGTTCAGCATCTTAATAATTGTGCAGCTAAAACCAATGATGCAGGTTGGCGCATTATTAGACGTAAATCTGCTGGCGATGTTACAGCTGCAATAAGTTTGGCTATGGTGGCAAGTCAATTAACACGCCCTCAACAAACTCCACAAATCTTTGTCTAATTTGCACTAATTGTCCGACTTATGGTATAAAATACCTATATGGGTATATTGTCCGCTTTGGGTATAAATCGCACTGATAAAACAGTCCAAGCACAATATGCTCCTGCCGTTATGTTGGATTCTTATGGATTCAATACAGTAGGTGTGCCGTTTGGCTATGGCCCAATGGATCGTGCGCTAGCATGTCAAGTGCCAGCAGTCAATCGTTGCGCTAATTTAATTAAGGGTGTCATAAGTTATTTACCTTTAGAGCTTTACAAAAAATCTACAGGTGAAGAATTAGGTAAACCTGTTTGGCTTGAACAGCCAGATATTAGACAACCAAGATCCGTCACAATTAGCGCAACTGTTGATTCACTTATATTTTACGGCCAAGCATTCTGGAGAGTTACAGAAGTTTATGCCGATGATTTACGCCCTGCTAGATTTGAATGGGTTGCCAACACTAGAGTTAATGCACAAACAAACGCCAAAGGTACAGAGATCCTGTATTACACAGTTGATGGCGAAAAAGTACCGATGGTTGGCGTTGGATCATTAGTTACATTTCAAGGATTAACACAAGGCATATTGCAAACATCTGGTCGAACAATTCAAGCAGCTTTAGATGTTGAGAAGGCCGCTGCCGTTGCAGCAGCTACTCCAATGGCATCTGGTTATCTTAAAAACACTGGTGCAGATATGCCAGAGTCATCTGTTCAAGCATTATTGGCTGCATGGAAAACTGCACGTCAAAATAAATCAACTGCATATTTGACTAGCACATTATCATATGAAACTGTTGGATTTAGTCCTAAAGATATGATGTATAACGAAGCATCACAATATCTTGCAACACAAATTGCACGTGCGATGAATGTACCTGCATACATGATTAGTGCTGATATGAATAATTCAATGACTTACCAGAATATTATTGATGGCCGTAAAGAGTTTGTTGCATATTCACTACAACCATACATTTGTGCTATTGAGGATCGCCTAAGCATGAATGACATTACCGCCAATGGCAATATAGTGCGATTTAATATTGAGGAATCATTCTTGCGTGCCGATACTATGGCAAGACTTGATGCAATCGAAAAGATGTTAAATCTAGGTTTAATAGACGTAGATCAAGCAAAAGAAATGGAAGATATGACACCAGACGGAAATGAGAGCGGTAATGATACTTACATTCAGTAGTGCAGTAGAGGCATCTGACAGCGAGCGTAGAGTCATCGCTGGCAAGATCGTGCCATTTGGAGAAATTGGCAACACATCCGCTGGCCCTGTTGTATTTCAAAAAGGATCAATCAAAATTGGAGATCCAGGCAAGATCAAGATGTTAATGCAACATAAAGCCGACAAGCCAATCGGCAGAATGCAAAAGTTTCAAGAGACAGAAGATGGCATCTATGCTCAATTCAAAGTAAGTGCAAGCATGCAAGGCCAAGATGCTTTGATTCTTGCATCTGAGCAGTTAGTAGATGGCCTATCTGTTGGTGTTGAGGTTTTAGCATCAAAAAATAATAAAAATTATATTGAGGTAACTTCAGCTGTATTAAAAGAGGTTAGCCTGGTAGAGACACCAGCATTTGCAAATGCAAACGTCCACAAAGTTGCTGCAAGCGAAAGCGAAGCAGAGGACACAAATCAACCAAAAGAAAGCGAGGCTCCTGTGGAAGATTTAGCAACAGCGCCACAAGAAGCAAAGGCAGAGGCTGCTACTCCTACAGTAGAAGCTGCTCGCCCAACAATTACAGCGATGGTGTACACAACACCTCGTTCACCAATCAATTCAAAGGCATCATACCTAGAGCATTCAATCAAGGCTAAACTAGGCAACCATGATTCAGCCGAGTGGGTAATGCATGCAGAAGCACAAGCTGCACAAACATTAACTGCTGCTGATGATTCATTTACAACCAACCCAGCATTCAAGCCAGTTCAATATGTATCAACAGTTGTAGATACTTTAATTGGCGCACGCCCTGCAATCGATGCAATCGGTTCACGTGCTTTGGGTGCATCTGGAATGACAATTTCAGTACCAAAGATCACAACTTCAGGTACAGTTGCAGAGACCGATGAAGGTGCTGCACCATCTGAGACAGGTATCGTATCTTCATACGTAAACCTAACTGTTAAGAAGTACGCTGGATTACAACGCTACTCAGTAGAATTGCTAGAGCGTTCAGACCCATCATTCTTCCAAGCTATGTTGGATAACATGCAACGTGCATACAACAAGGCAACCGATGCAGCAGTAATTGCAGCATTAACAGCAGGTGGTACACAAGGAACAGCAGTAGCAGCAACATCTGCTGGAATTATCTCTTACGTATCAACTGAAGCACCAGCTGCATATCTTGCAACAGGTGAGTTAGCAACTAAGTACATCGCTGGTACATCACAGTGGTCATTACTACTTGGTGCAACCGATTCAACAGGTCGCCCAATTTACAATGCTGCTAATCCAATGAATAACGCTGGATCTTCAGTACCAACATCTCTACGTGGAAACGTATTAGGCCTAGACCTATACGTAGATCCAAACGCAGTTGCAACTACAATCGATGAGTCCGCATTCATCGTTGTACCTTCATCTGTATCAATCTATGAATCACCAACTCTACGCCTAAGCACAAATATCCCAACTTCAGGCGAGATCGAGACTGCACTATATGGCTACATGGCCGTTGGTGTATTGGTCGCTGGTGGAGTAAGACGCTTCAACCTAACCTAATAAGTTAGTTAATTAGTCATCCCTCAGGGTTTAGTAGCCCTAGCCCTGGGGGAGCTTTTAAGAGAGGAATACAATGGCAGCCACATACGTAACTAAAGCCGAGTTGCGCAGCAATCTTGGTATTGGCTCTTTGTATTCTGATGCAACAGTCGAAGAAGTTTGCCAAGCATCACAAGATTTACTCAATCAATATTTATGGTTCAATTCAGCACCAGTTGTAGGTGCAAGCCTTACAAATAACGTGGCTACTTTAGTTTTAGCAAACCCAGGCATATTTGTAGTTGGTCAAACAATAAGCGTAGAAGGTTGTGGCCATCCTTATGGTGGATCACAAGTAATTACAGGCGCATGGCCAGGCACAACAGTGCCAGTATCAATAGCAACAGCATTCTGGAGTTCATACGCATTTAGTAGTTTCCCAACAGGTTATTCAATAATTCAATTTGCAGAAGTACACGCAAACGATCCATTCCATCGCATAATTCCTAGTGGTAAGGCATCAGCTCCTGACACTAAAGAAGCAGATTACAGTGCGGTACCCGCAATCAGAGAAGCAGCTATGATCCTGGCTGTTGATATTTGGCAAGCACGTCAAGTGAGCCAAACTGGTGGGGTAGGCATGGATGGGATCAGTGCAAGCCCATATCGGATGGGTTATCAGCTGATAAACAGAGTGCGTGGTCTCATCCAGCCATATTCTGATCCTAACTCACTGGTCGGCTAATGCCAGCAGCAATTACCACATTACGTGGCACACTAGCGACAGACCTAGCCAATGCAGGCGTGTGGTCTACCTTTGCATATCCACCTGCAACATTACTTGCTAACAGCGTAGTTATCACTCCTAGCGATCCGTATATTGTGCCTAACAATAACGATCAAATATCTATAGCACCTTTAGCCAATTTCAAAGTTTTAATTACAGCACCTGCATTTGATAACCAGGGAAACTTAGCAGGCATGGAAGATTTTATTGTGGCAGTAGTAACTAAATTAGCAGCATCATCCCTAGTGCTAAATATATCAAGTGTCTCCGCTCCAGCTATAACTAACGCAGCTAGTGGAGATTTATTAACATCAGAAATAACAGTATCAATCCTAACGAGCTGGAGTTAAAATGAGTACACAAGCAGAAGACTTAGCCTTCTTAATCAAGACAGGCCAAATTAAAGAAGCACCAAAACCAACTGCACAAACAAAGAAAGACGAGGAATAACACGTGGCAATCTATCTAAACAATAACGTAGGTGTTAAGTTGGCTACTAATGCTGCCAAGACCACACCTTCAGTAGACATCAGTTCATACGTAACTGGTGTAACAATCAACCAGGTAGTAGATGAGCTAGAAGTAACAGCTATGGGCGACACAGCACATAAGTTTGTGGCTGGCCTACAATCTGGATCATTCACAATCGACTTCATAAATGACTGGGCTGCAAGCCAGGTAATGCAAACCCTTAACGATGCTTTTGGTCAGACCTTATCTGTATCATGCATCACAGTTAAAGGCACTGCCGTATCAGCTGCTAACCCTTCTTACCAATTCTCAATCTTGGTAAACAACCTAACTCCAGTCGGTACAGGTGGCGTGGGAGATGTTGCATCTTCTTCTGTAACCTTTACAATGAACTCCGCACTAACAGTGTCCCCATCGGTGGCATTTTAATTAAGGAGTAATAATGGCAAAGCTAAAGATAACAAGGGCTAATGGTGAAGTATCAGAACATAAGATAACACCAGGTGTCGAGTACGCTTTCGAGTTAAAGTACGGATCAGGTATTAGCAAGGTCTTGCGTGAGCATGAACGTCAAACAGAGATATTCTGGCTGGCTTATGAATGCTTACGCAGGGCTGGCGCTCAGATACCTTTATGGGGAATTGAGTTTATTGACAGCCTAGAAACTGTCGAGGTATTAGACGAAGAAAAAAAATAATACAGCGGGATTCAATCCTTTACAGCATCGCACAATTATCTGTAGAGACTGGGATACCGCCTAAAGAGTTTATTGAGATGGATACAGAAATGTATCGGGCTATCATCCAAGTATTGACGGATAGAGCTAAGGAGATTCAACGTGCCAGCAGAGGTCGTAGGCGTTAAGGATGTCCTGGCTGGTCTGAGTTTTATCGATGAAGATATGCGTCAGCGTATTAGACGTGCTATTGATCCGCTAATGCGTGGCGTGGCATCTAAAGCAAAAAGTTTTGTACCTACCAATAGTGAGGTTTTATCTGGTTGGTCAAAACCAATAAATCCTGAAATTAACTATCGACCATTTCCTAAATACGATGCTGGCACAGTTAAGGCTGGTATTGGATACAACGCAGGAGAAAACAAAACATTCAAAAATGGATTTAAGGTAAGCAATTATGTGTATAACGTAAGCGCACCTGGTCGCATTTACGAAACTGCTGGCCGTAAAAATCCACAAGGTAGAGCGCCATTTCAGCAAATAGATCCTAGCCGACCTAATACAACCTTTGGCCCAGTGCAAGGTTTTGAAGGTAAAAAACGTGCCAAAGAATATACATACAATCGATCTACTAGAGAGTATGCATCGAATAATCCATTTGCAGGTTATCAGTTTGTAACATCAATGCCAGCATTAACATCACAGCCTAAAATGAAGGGCGTACGTGGTGGGGGTCGTAAAACTAAAGGTCGCTTAATTTACAAAGCCTGGGCGCAAGACAGTGGCAAAGTTTATGATGCAATCCTTGGTACCATCAATGCTACAGCTATACATTTTAATAAATCCACAGAAGTAAAGAAGGCAGCATAATGGCCAATGTAGTTGTATCGGCACTTGCTACTTGGAACGGCAAGGCGCTCAAAAAAGGTAAGCAAGATCTAAACGCATTTGACAAACAAGCCAAAGCATTAAATAAATCACTTACTAGACTATTTGCTACAGGCGCATTAGTTGCATTTAGCAAGAAGGCTATCAATGCATTTGCCAACGATGAAAAAGCTGCTAAATCGCTTGCGGTTCAATTAGAAAATACTGGCAACGCCTTTAGAATATCCGAGGTAGAAGATTACATAGCCAGCCTACAGTCTTTATATGGCGTATTAGATGACCAACTACGCCCAGCATTCCAAACATTATTAAATGCCACTGGATCGGTAACGCTGAGTCAAAAGGCGCTAGAAACCGCATTGAATGTAAGCGCAGGTACAGGTAAAGACCTTGCTAGCGTAGTTGCGGCAATAGCCAAAGGCGCATCTGGTACAACTACTGCCCTATCAAGATTAGGCACAGGATTAGATAAAGCCACAATAGCCAGTGGTGATATGAACAAGATTATGGCCGCGCTTGATAAGAAATTTGCAGGCCAAGCAGCAGCTAGATTAGAAACCTATGCTGGCAAGATGGATCTGTTAAAAGTCGCATCTGCTAATGCCACAGAGATTATAGGTAAAGGTTTAATTGATGCTCTTAGTGCATTAAGCCGAGATAATTCAATAGATCAAGCTGCTAACTCAATGAATAGTTTTGCCAATGCCATAGCCAATACTACTAAAGGCATGGGTGAGTTAATTGGTCAAGTAAAACAGATTATTGACAGCGATGTTGGCAAGTTCTTATTAGCCATTACAGCTTTATTAACTCTAGGTAAAAAACAACTTATTTTAGGTACAGCAGGTTTAATCGCTTACGATATAGGCAAAACACAGAAGCCATCATCTAACTTTACTTATGGTGCAGGCAATCCTAGAGCCGATATTATTTTGTCAAAAAATCTTACTAAAGCACGTAAAGATGAATATGCAATTATTCAGGCCAGCAATAAAGCACGTACCGAAATAGATAAACTCAAAGACAAGTTTGATTTAGAGCGCATAGGTTTATTGACTGCCCTTAATTCTGCTACCGATGAAGAAACCAAATTACGTATTAGAGCGCAGTTAGCCATATTAGATAACAATGAAGCACTGGCAAAGAAATACAATGCTGAATTAGAGGGTGCAAACGCTGCTAAGGCTTTGGCCGATGCAAGTTATCAAGCTGCTGGCGCATTAACTAGCTTTGGCCCCGCTTTATTTAATGCTTTAGGTGAAATGACCGCACGTGGACGAAATCAAATAGCACCGCTAGAAGGTGGATCTACAACCTATACAGTTCCACAAGGCGTTACCAACACGGGCGCACAAACTGCTGCCACGGCTACTGCTACTCAACAAACTACAGCTACATTAACCCTTGATCCAAACGCTAGTAGCGATAAATTGGTAGCCGCTATCGGCGAGTTAGTAAGAGTAAATCTCAAATATGGCAACAAGTTAGTACCAGCAGGATCTATTCTCTAATGGCTGTACCTACAGTAAACGCCATAATCAACTTCTCTACTGGGCCTAGTTTTGCCCAGGCGATGATTTTAGGCACTGGCATATTAGATACAAACATCTTGGCAGATTCAGCAGCGATAGTGGTAGATGTATCAAATCAAATTAACTACATACAAACTAGCCGAGGCCGTAACGCTTTAGTAGATCAATTTCAGACTGGCTCACTTACTTTGAGAATTGTCGATCAAAATGGCGACTTTAACCCAACCAACCCGCTCAGTCCATACAGTCCTTACTTAACGCCAATGAAGAAGGTGCAGATAAGCGCAACATATAATGGCACTACTTACAGTATATTCTCAGGCTTTATTACATCCTATGTAAACACTCAGCCCAAGGATGCAACAGAGGTTGCCTATACAACCATTCAGGCCGTAGATGCTTTCCGTTTAGCTTACAACGCACAAATATCTACAGTCAGTGGCACAAGTGCAGGCCAATTAAGTGGCGCAAGAATAAATAACATATTAGATCAAATTGACTGGCCGCCAACCATGCGTGATATAGATGCGGGTCTAACTACAATGCAGGCTGATCCTGGCACGCCACGTACAGCTTTAGATGCTATGCAGACTGTAGCCACGTCCGAATATGGATCTTTATATGTAAACACAGACGGAGAGTTTGTATTTCAAGATAGATCAGTAACCGCAGGATCAATCGGTGGCACAGTAACCACCTTTAACGATGATGGCACTGGTATCCCATACGCTAATGCTAATTGGAAATTAGATGATGATTTAATCTTTAATTCAGCCCAAATTAGTCGTGCAGGTGGTACGCCACAGACAGCCATCAATCAGGCATCTATCGATAAATATTTTATTCACAGCTATAACCTTCAAGACCTGCTAATGGAAACCGATGCTGTAGCTCTGGATTACGCCCAAGCTTATGTAGCAAGCCGTGCTGAAACCAGCGTGCGATGCGATGGCATCGAATTGGACTTATACACCAATAACTATAACTCAGGCATTATTGCAGCCCTATCTTTAGACTTCTTTGATCCGATCCGAGTGGTTACTACCCAACCTGGTGGCTCTACCCTAGACAAAACATTACAAATCTTTGGCGTAGCCAACACCATTACACCCAACAGCTTTAGGGTCTTCTTTACGACCCTTGAACCAGTGATCGATGCACTGATTCTAAATAACAATATATACGGCACTTTAGACTATAATGTGCTTAGTTACTAAGGAGTAAAAATGGCAGCAGGATTAGGGTTTAAGGACTTTACAACAGGCGAGGTACTTACCGCAGCCGATGTAGATGGTTATTTAATGCAAGGGGTGTGGGTGTTTGCTAGCGCAGCAGCTAGAGATGCAGCAGTAACATCACCACAGGAAGGCAATTTTGCATATTTAAAAGATACAAATGTAACTACTTATTACACAGGTAGTGCTTGGGCAAACTTAGATACAACTGGTATGACAAACCCAATGACAACTACTGGTGATACTATTTACTCATCAAGTGGATCAACACCTGCAAGACTTGCCATTGGATCTACTGGTCAAGTATTAACTGTTGCTGGTGGTGTTCCAACATGGGCTACACCTGCTGGTGGTGCAACCTTTGTCGGTTGTATTTTAGATAATACAACTGACATATCAATTTCTAGTTCTACTTCAACGCTTTTAACATATGATACAGAAACGGCAGATACAAATGCTTTTCACTCAACGACAAGTAATACAGGAAGAATTACAATACCAAGTGGCTATGCAGGAAAGTATTTTTTCATAGGTTCTATTGAAAGTTCTGTTTACAACTTAAGCACAAATAGCGGTCTTACTAGTGTTGCTTTAAGAAAAAATGGTTCAAGTATTGCTAATGCTTTTCAAGGAAATCTTGCGGGTTATAACACAAAGGTTTGTGTAACTTGGACTGATGTTGCAAGTGTTGGTGATTATTACGAATTATATGCTTACCAAAATAGTGGTGGAACTAGAACTATTTATTACAATAAGGCTGGTTTGTGCCAATTTGCTGCTTATTATTTAGGATAGGAAAAAAATGGACTTATTTCACAAAATTATTGAATTTTACCCTGAACTAGAAACACAATTTTATATTTTTGCGCCAAATCAAGGGCAAATCAATTTGCAAAATGATAGTGATGGATATGGCGATTATATTGCCAAATGGGATTATTCCAAGCCAATACCTGATGGGCTCACGCTAGGCAAGCCCTCAGCATAATCTTAGGGAAGTGTGTGGATTTGAAACCAAAGCTATGTGCAGCTGGCGTGCAGTTAAGAGATCAAGTTGATACGTGGTTTCCAGATAGGCGTACTGCCAGTGATGGGTGGGTGGGCGATAGCCGTCATGCCACCAGAAAATCGGATCATAATCCAGACGAGTTTGGGTGGGTCAGAGCAGTTGATATTGATTCTAGGCTGGAGTCATCCGAAAGCCTCGCACCTTATCTGGCTGACCAAATCCGAATCGCAGCCAAGTCGGATCCACGCATATCATACGTCATCTATAACAGGCGAATATGCTCGAAAATATTAAATTGGAAATGGCGAAATTACAAAGGCATAAACCCACACAAAAAACACATTCACATAAGCTTTACAAAATTAGGCGACCTAAGCAGCGCAGAGTTCGACATACCACTACTAGGGGGCAAGTTATGAATATGAAAAATCCATACGTACTAACACTGGGCGCATTTTTATCAGCCTGGGCAGCATCCAATTTCGCAGCCGACTACCGCTCAATTTTATGGGCATTACTGGCAGGTGTCTTTGGGTATGCAACTCCGAAAAAATGAGCGTAAACGAATGGGTCGCTGTTGCCGTTGGCGCATCCACTTTAATCACAACTGGCTTAGTGGCTCTACGATGGGTTATTAGATCCTATCTTGCTGAGTTAAAACCTAACTCTGGTACTAGCATGAAAGATCAATTAACTCGACTTGAACAGCGTGTCGATGATCTATTTGTCTTAATCAGTAAGCGATAATTTTAATTATGGCAACTACTCGCAAGCGTAAAAAGATTAATAAACGCAGGGTGCGTAAATCGCCTGACCCATTAACTAAATTAGATCAATGGTATATTGCAAAGCATGAGATGTTTAGAGCTGCACGCAAGGCAGGATTTTCAGAGTCTGTTGCGCTCTATCTAATGGATAGCCCAGAGTCAATGCCTGACTGGATTGTAGGCGACAAGGGAATTATCCCAACTATCCCTACTCCCGATGAGGATGAAGATTAAGCGTTGGTTGGTAATATCCGATCTGCAGGTGCCATATCAATTGGATTCTGCAATTATCAATATGAAAAAGCTGGTGAAGCGTGAGAAGTTTGATGCTGTATTGGTGGTCGGTGATGAAATGGACTTTCAGACCATTAGCCGTTTCAGTGATGGAACACCTATGGCTTATGAGCAAACCATTCACGCTGATCGTGAGCTATGCAAAGAGATTTTATGGGACTTATCCGAGTACAGTCGTGAATGTCATATTGTCAGGTCTAATCATTCTGATCGCTTATATAGCACTTTATTAAAAGTACCTGGCTTAATCAGTTTGCCAGAGCTGCAATACCCTAGATTTATGGGATTTTCTGAGATGGGTATGGTCTATCATAAAACAGCATACGAGTTCCACCCAGGTTGGGTATTGGCCCATGGCGATGAAGGAAGTATGAGTCAGCACGCTGGAATTACTGCCCTTAATTTAGCCAAAAAATGGGGTAAAAGTTGCGTTGTGGGGCATAGCCACAGGATGGGCGCCAGCACCTTCACAGAAGCCATAGGAAGCCATTACAGGGCCCTTACAGGTATCGAGAGTGGAAACCTATGCAATATGAAAAAAATGTCTTATATTCGCTATAACAGCGCAAATTGGCAGAATGGCTTTGCTATACTTGAAACGTCAAAAAAGGGGCTAACACCCACGTTAGTGCCCGTTGATCCTAAGGATGGCTCATTCACAGCACTGGGCAGGTATTACGGGTAACATCGTTACCAAAACGTTATACAAATACGCCCCAAAATAATCCACAAAGTCGTACACAGGTGCAACACTATTGCCATGCCACAAAATATGTAGGCATAGTTAGGGCTATATGAATAACTGGTTGGAGATGCGAAACGCATTTGAGCAATTAGCATGGTTGGTACTTGGCGTAAGTATTGGCTTATATTTAATAAACAAAGCTATCAGCGATGCCAAAGATCGTTACTACTGGATTGGCCGTAAAGACGGCTGGGATATGCACCGCAGAATGATTGACAACAAGGTTAAAACCGATGAGGTATTTGACTATGACAAAAACTGAGAAGCTGCTGGCCGATGTTGTCGATCTGGTCCATACAAGGGGAGCGGTCTATGGTCACCCTTACACAAACCATAAAAGGATCAGTGATCTCTGGTCGGCATACCTCGACCATCCAATTACACCTAGTCAAGTCGCATTATGTATGGCGCTCGTCAAGGTTTCTCGGCTTACTGAATCTGCAAATCACAGCGACTCAATCAAGGATGCTATTGCTTACCTTTCGATATACCAGACAGTCTTGGATGCAGAGACCGACATCAACTTCACATGGGGGGATGACTAATGTTTAATTTAGCTGATTATGAAACAGTCGAGAGCCGACTAGAAAAATGGTGGAAGGATTACCCAGATGGAAGAGTACAAACAAAACTTGAACAGGCCACAGACACTCGTTACATTGTCAGTGCTGAATTATTTAAGACGGAAGCCGATGCAAAACCATGTGCGACTGGGCTGGCTAGTGAAAGCATTTCTGATCGGGGTGTCAATTCAACTTCTGCATTGGAAAATGCTGAGACTTCAGCGATCGGCAGAGCGCTTGCAAATGCAGGTTATGCAGCTAAGGGCAAAAGGGCTAGCAGAGAAGAAATGAATAAAGTTGCAACATATTCACCACCTGGCACAAGAGCTAGAGCTGTTGAAAATGTTTTGCGTGCATCGTTTGGTGAAGACAAAAAAGAGCCAACAGTATGGTCAGTAGGTGATGTGGTTGAAGCAATACCACAAGCACCCAAAGAACAAGAATGTAAACATGGACCAATGATTCTTAAAGAAGGTACAGCCAAAACAGGTAGGCCTTTCTTTGGTTATGTTTGCAGCGCACCTAAAGATCAGCAGTGTGATGCTAGATGGCACAAACTCACAGCTGCTGGATCATGGTATTGGGATGGGGGTGAATAATGGGATATGTAGAGATTATTGATGGCTCAGGTTACCTAGCACGTTTGGAAAATGACAAGATAACCATAGAGCCAACAAATGACAAATGTATGGCCTGTAATGATGACAGGTTGATGCATGATGGTACTTACTTGGTTTGTACACAATGTCACTGTATTCAATAAGGAGTTTATCATGAAACACCCACAGTTCAAATGTAATGGTTGTGGCCGCAAGACAGAGTTCTTATGGCTCGATCAATGGGATACACCTGATGGCTTTAAGGTTTATCAATGTATGGATTGTGGATGCGTAGGTGTCAAGAATATAGCTGAGGCTGTTGAGGTACCAGACTCGGATATATCTCGATGTGATAAGTGTGGTGGTTGGAAGTTTATAGCCGTGGTCTGCCACACTTGTCAGTTAATAGCCACAAAATGAAAGTTTTATTAGCTTGTGAAGAAAGCCAAGTGGTTTGTAAGGAATTTAGGTTATTAGGTCATGAAGCATATTCCAATGACATATTAGATCAATCGGGCGGTCATCCTGAATGGCACTTAAAAGGCGATGTCAGAGATTACCTTTACAATGACTGGGATTTGATTATTGCTTTTCCACCATGCACAGACCTAGCATCATCAGGAGCTGCCTGGTTTAAGCAAAAGCAATTAGATGGCAGACAACAAGCATCAATTGAATTCTTTATGTTATTTACAAAATTAGATTGCCCAAAGGTGGTAATTGAAAATCCAGTTGGCATCATGAGCACCCAATATAGGAAGCCAGATCAAATCATTCAACCTTATCAATTTGGCGATCCTTATGAAAAACGCACTTGCCTTTGGATTAAGGGCTTGCCTTTACTTAGACCGACAAACATAGTTCAACCTGAACCCCGGGCGATTTATCAAAGCGGTAAAACTATGCCTAAATGGTATGCAGATGCTTGGGGCAAACCTAAAGATGAAAGATCAAAAATACGATCTAAAACTTTTCTTGGTATTGCAAAAGCAATGGCTGTTCAATGGTCGACAGATATTGATTGGGCTTATCAAAATGCGTTGCGTGAACAGTGGCTCAAAGATAATCCTGATTCACAATACATAGGTTGGATGTCGATATGAAGTTTGCTTATGTTGATCCACCTTATTACAAACAGGGTAAAAAACTGTATGGTAAATTGCACGATGAAGCAGGAGTCTGGGATGCCAAGCAAGCACACTGGGACTTAATTGATCGTTTGATGGTTGATTACCCAGATGGATGGGCGTTAAGTTGTAATCCTGCTGACTTATCCTGGATGATTAAACACGATGGCATAAGTATATGTGCGTGGGCTAAAACCTTTCATCAAATAAGGCCTACAACTGTGCAATACGCTTGGGAAGCAGTGCTGTTGTATGGTGGCCGCAAAGATAATAAGCGCAAACCTATGGTGCGTGATTGGATCAGTTGCGCACGATCTATGCGTAAAGATTTGGTAGGAGCTAAACCATTAACATTTAATTTATGGATATTAGATTTACTTAATTACCAGGCTGGAGATCAGTTGGATGATCTATTTCCTGGCACTAATGGTATGGCAGAAGCGATAGCAAGTCGTGAGTGAGGCTGGTTATGACCAAACATGGATTGATCTTGATGATATTGTGCCATATTTCGCCACGCCGTCTGACCTGCGGTTTTAGTAATGGATTTGACAGCGCATGCTAGGCTCTAGTGTAGCAGTCGCTCACAAAGCGACAAGGCGAGCCCGACAGGGAAAGCTCGCAAGGTGCTGGCTAGTTGGGATCGCTCTATTCATTGTATCTCTTTGCTTTGAAAAGACTTATTCCGTTGCAGCTGATAATTACAAACAATCTTACAAACAGTACGCTTGGATACAGCTTAACTATGATATAGATGAGTTTGACTGTTTAGATATGTTATATACAGCTGAGAGTCAGTGGAATCCTAAAGCACGTAATGGCTCACACTATGGCATACCACAGGGTAGATCTAAGTGGCTGATTAGCGCACACCCTTATGCTCAAATAAGATGGGGTATTAAATATAATACAAACAGATATGGCACTATGTGTGCTGCTTATGCGCATTACAAGATAAAGGGTTGGCATTGACTAATAGAGCTATAGGTAGTGGTAAGTGGAAGAAGCTACGCATTACCATATTAGATCGTGATGGCTGGCAGTGTGCAGTATGTGGTAGACCAGCGCACACAGTAGATCATATTGTGCCACGTGTTAAGGGTGGCGATATGTGGGCACCAGATAATTTACAATCGATGTGCAAGAGTTGCAACAGCTCTAAAGGTGGCCGTTTTTTTAGCCACAAGGCGAC